ATTATGACGGTAAAAAGAAAAATATTGGTGTTGGGGAAAGTACTACACCAACAATTCACTACTTTCTAAAGGAATACTTGAAGGTAGATTTGCATAAATTCTTAAGAGATACTGGCAGTACAGTTAAACTTGGTATTAGTTTTAGAGAATGGATAAAGGGAACTGACTATTTTCATGGATTTCCTGAAACTGATGTATCTACAGATCATTATCCAGAAAGTTTATATTCTATTTTAACTGACCAGTATGATGGGGGATCGAATACCAATATTCCATCAAATACTGTTCCTAACCATACTTTAGAATTTTTACACGCATTACATATTGACACACAGGTCTTTTCTGATTATGTTAGAAAAGAAATGGAAGAAGAAATAGATTTTATAGATGATGTTGCTACAGAAATAAAATCTGACGGAAAAAATATAAACAGTATTGTATTTGAGAAGAATGGAGAAGTAACAGCAGATTTTTATGTTGACTGCTCTGGTTTTAAAAGTCTCTTATTAAAAGAATTAAGTCCAGAATGGGTTGATATAACTGATAAGTTACCAGTTGATAGAGCAATTGCTCAACAAGTTCCTCATGATTTTGAAGAATTTCCAACTTATACTATCGCAGAAGCAACAGATAATGGATGGACATGGCAAATTCCAATCCAAGGTAGATATGGAACAGGATACGTTTATTCTTCAAAGTTTCTAAGTGATGAAGATGCAAAAGAAAAATATGGTGCTTGGTTGAAAGAAAGGCATGGTGTTGAACTAGACAATTATAATTTTATCAAGTATAAACCAGGATTTTATAAAAAAAATTGGATAGGTAATTGTCTTGCTATTGGATTATCCAGCGGATTTATTGAACCTTTAGAATCTACAGGTATTCATATTATTGTACAGCAGATGCTAGATTTTATTCGATATAATACGACTTTAAAAAGTCTAGAATATAATAAAACAGAATGCAACCGAAGAAATAATCTTCTCTACGATGAGATAAGAGAATTTATATGCTTACATTATAATACAAACAGAACAGATTCTCCTTTCTGGAGATATATGACAGAGAATAAATCTGATTGGGTAAAGATGTTTGATGAAAAGTGTAGACAAGAATTTCTAGATCATGAGTCTATTGAACAAAATAAAGAGTTCTGGCATATTGATAGTTACATTCAGGTTGCTCAAGGTCTCAAGTTATTCAATCCAAAGTCTATTCAAGAATGGTTAGATTCTTTATCAAATAGCGAAGAAGTTTATGAAGAATGTCGTCAACGTTGGGAAGAATTGAATCGAGCTAAAGTTCAGATAGGAAAAGTTCCGCATCGATGTGTTTTAAATGGGTCTGTTGTAATAAATAGATAAAAAAGATGTGATATGTCTGTAGCACTATCAAAAGCTGGACCTTATTTTGCTTCTGGACCAATATCATTTGGTGATCTAAGAAGAAATTTTAGAGCACAGTCTCGTAAAGAATCATCAAGTGTTAGCGAAACATTTGATGGAAACGATGTTGGTCCCATAAGTGCCTCTACTTTAAGAAGAAACACTGACGTTACGGATACCAACCCTATTGTTCCTGATGCAACTGAAAATGCTGCCATTAGTACAGGAAATGATTGGGTTGTTTCTCAATTTAGAAATACTATCAAGTATTTTTACTATACTCAGACAGGAACAGATCTTAATCTAGATATAGATGCTCTTAACTGGAATAGTAATTTAGATAAGAATATTAGAAAGTTTTTGTTGCAAGAAGGGACACTAGGTTCTGATAATCCTGGTATTGCTGCTGGTCTATTTGACGCAACATCACATAATTTTACTATCGATGTTCATGCAGAAGTTTATGGTGGTCATGGACGTGGAGGTGGAACTGCTTATGCAACTGCTGCTGGTTTCCCTATAACGGGACAGACAGGAGGAACTGGTCTTTCTATCACTAATGTTGGAAATAATTTTATTGTAAATGTAAGACCTACTGCCAAACTATATGCTGGCGGTGGAGGAGGAGAAAGAGGAAAGAACGGAAATCAAGGTAGTAGCGGATGGTGTAGTTTCCCATCAAATTATCAATTTTGTGGTAGTTGTCCTAATTGTCCTGGTGGTTGGAGATCTGGCAACTGTTGGACAGGTGGGGGATGCAGAAACAGACAAAAATGTAATTGGTGGGGTAACTGTTGGAGAGTAACATCAGCATGGACACATTATAGAACATGCTATAACGAATATAGTGTTTCTGGAGGCAGTCCTGGTATTGGTGGTGTTGGCGGAAGCGGACAGGGATATGGTAATCTTTTAAACCCTGAAGGAGGTGCTACAGGGGGCAACGGAGGCGGCAACAATGGTTGTGGATCTAGCAATGGCACCAAGGGGGAAGATGGCGGTCCTGGCGGTGTTTTTGCTGGCGCTGGAGGCGACACTCTCAACACTGGAACTGGTGGAATTCCTGGTCCTGCAGTTACTGGATCTAACTACACAGTATCAGGTAATATCAACTCAAGTACTCTAAAAGGTAATTATCCTGCCCCATAAATATTTTTGTGACTTGATTTTTTAACAATGTCTGAAGAAAGAAAACCCCTTCCCTTAGGAGAAAAGTTAAAGAATTTTGCTAACTTTTCTTGGGACTTATTGAATTATATCAACGAGAATGGCGTTGATTCCTTAATGGTCTCCGATAAAGTTTATGCGGAGAGATATAAAATTTGTGAAGGTTGCGAACATTTTCTCAAAAGAAGACAAGAGTGTCTTGAGTGTGGATGTAGTGTTCCTCAGAAAGCAAGAGTAATTCTAGATTCTTGCCCTGTTGGTAAATGGAGTGCCCATAAAGAAAGTTGGGCAGATCAATTAGAGAAAATTAGCGAAGAGCTTGACAAGAAGAAAGAAACCAACTAGACTACCTTTGTTAGGGTTGATAGGATAGCTTTATGAATGGTTTTATGGTCTTTGCCTATTTTGTATTTTTCGCCATAATTGCTGGCGGAGCTTTTGCTATGATGTGGGGTAACATCCAATCTATCAATAAGATGATGGATGAACCTCCTAAACCCCGTCATCCCGAAGCACCTCAACCTGGAGATGAAGTAATGTATGTTGATCTCTCTAAAGAAAAATTAGAAGATCTTTACAATAAAGAATAAAACCAGTTCCTAAACCGTCTACTGGATCGCACCAGGGGCGGTTTTCTGCTATAATATGTTCATATCTGAGAGGAACACTTGACCATTACCTTGCGTCCCCACCAGCGCCAAGCATGTGACGCTATGCAGGCGCATGATCTGGGTCAAATCATCATCCCTACTGGGGGTGGTAAAACCATTTGCATGATCGAAGATGCCAAAAAACAACTTGAGAATAATGGTCCTAAGACTATTGTTGTTGTTGCTCCTCGTATATTGCTGGCGAATCAATTATGTTCCGAGTTCCTAGAGATCATTACTGATCCTATGGTTCGTATTCTCCATGTTCATAGCGGAGAAACTAATCACGAATCTACTACTAAACCAGGATACATTTATGACTGGGCAGTACAGACTTGGAAGCGTAATCGTATTATCTTCACTACCTATCATTCTCTGCATCGTATTGTTGAGTCTGGCATCAACGTAGACACTATTTACTTCGATGAAGCGCATAACTCGGTCCAACGTAACTTTTTCCCTGCTACGGAGCACTTCTCTTCTGCTGGTGCTCGCTGCTATTTCTTCACTGCTACTCCTAAGCATTCTCTTACTGTATTCAAACCAGGGATGAATGATTCTGAGGTTTATGGTCAGGTTATCTGCAATGTTCCTGCTACTAAACTTGTAGAAGAGGGTTACATCCTTCCTCCTAAAGTTGTTGTCAAGGAACTTCCTCAGGGCGAGTATCAGAAGACTGATTCCGAGAACTTGATTGAGACAATCGATGACAACTCTCTGAACAAGATTCTGATTGCTGCTCGTTCTACCAAGCAGATTGTTCGTATGATCTCTCAGTCTGATTTCTGTCAGCAGATGTATCAGCGCGGATATTCTGTAATGTATATTACTTCTAAGACTGGTGCTGTTGTTGATGGTAAGAAAGTCGATCGCGATGTATTCTTTGCTACTTTGAACAGTTGGGGTCGTACAGAGCACAAAAAGTTTGTAGTTCTGCACCATTCTATTCTGTCTGAAGGTATCAACGTCAGCGGTCTTGAGGCAGTATTGTTCATGCGTAACATGGACTATATTGGTATCTCCCAGTCGATCGGTCGTGTGATCCGCTTGGGAAACTGTCACAAGACGTTTGGATTAGTTTGCGTTCCAGTGTATGATAAGGTTGGTATCAGCACCGCACGGAGCGTCCAAGCGGTTGTAGATACGGTCTTCAATGAAGGTCAACCCGCTGTTTCTGTTATCCGCCGATGATTGATTTCAAAACTTTTCAACTTGATCGCCTTTCCAAATTGCTGGAAACTATCCATGGTTATACCGACAATAACCTTCGATATCCTAAAGCAGGAGAATTGGTTGAAAAAGCATATGCTGAGTACAGCAATGGTCTTTTGAAGCGTGTCAATCTTCCTGGGATTGATTTGATTGGTCCTGGCGGCACAACTTATGAGTCAAAGGTTACTCAACTGAAGAATAAATCTCAATCTGCTGTTAGAGCACTGATTCTGAAGAATCGTCGTCAAGCAGGAGATTATGATGACCAACTTGCAGACTTCTTCATCATTACTGATGTCAAGAAAGGCAA